TCATATCAATGGTGAGGAGCAAGAAGGAACATTTGCAGGACATGCTACTGCCACACAAAGAGGAAAAACTATTGTGAATAAAAAAGTAAAAGATGACCCAAAGAAGAAATTCTCATATGTCACTGATCCAGGCATACCTGGCACCATGAAGGAATTCTATAAAGGCACGTTGAAATCAAGTTCAGGTAAGAAAGTGACAAGTAAGAAGCAAGCATTGGCCATTGGCTATAGCGAAGAAGGAAAAGATGCAAAAGCAAAAGACGCGCGAAGTGCAATTGCAGATTGGGTGAAGATAAATGGATAAGAAAAAGATCATGATTGTGATTGAAGATATTGAATCTGGAATAGATACTGACAATATCCAGATTTATCTTGATGGAGATAAAGGTCGTATCGGCCGAGTAAGTAACAAAGAATTGAGCGGAGCTGAATACTGGGCTTCAATTCTTTTTGAAGTGTGCGCAAATGCTATGCGACAGACTGGCCAACCTTACAAAGAAGAAATTCCTACTCCGCCTAGAAAGGACAATGGACTTCACTAATGCCAAAAGTCTCGCCAAAGACAAAAGCTTTCAAAGCAAGTCAAGCTGCTGAGGCTGAATTTGCAAAAGCGCTCAGAAAGATAGGCCGTACAAGCGGGCATATCGTTGAAGCTCATGTCGATGGTGACAGGATCAAGAACTCGGCAGAGATGGAAGCAGCCCTTAAGGTTTATTCGAAACTCATTGACCCATGGGCGAGACGTCAAGCTGCCAAGATGCTAGAAAAAGTTCAAAAGGCCAATCAACGCGCGTATGCCAAGAATTCAAAAATTATGGGTAGGCTTATGCAGACTACGGTTGCAGAAGGCCAGGTAGGCGAGACTGCCGCAATGCTCATGCAAGAGCAGGTCGAGCTGATCAAGTCTATACCAGTGCGCGCGGCGGAGCGTGCCCAGAAGCTATCGCTTGAGGCAGCTTTCCAAGGTAAGCGAGCAAGTGAAGTGGCTGAAGAACTGATGCGATCTACTCAAGTATCTGAAAGCGATGCGATCAGGATTGCACGTACTGAAGTCGCACGCTCAAATGCTTACATCAACATGACGCGTTCTCAGGCTGTAGGAGCCACGCATTACAAGTGGCGAAATTCTCATGATGCCGCTGTCAGAGAAGCCCATAAACGCTACCATGGCAAACAGCTAGATGGCATGGTTTTCTCTTGGAATGACCCCCCAACGCTCGATGACGGAACTACGGGCCATCCTGGTACATTCCCCAATTGCCGCTGCTACGCTGAGCCTATCTTCGATGAAGATATTAAATAATGAGGGCGACCACATATGTTTGATGCATTTAATTCGGTGTGTCGGTCCCGAACCCTCAAGCTATATACTACTATGTTTGTCACCTATTGCAACTGTGTCTTAATTGACTTGACATATTTTTTGTTTACTGCAAACTTCACTATTAGGAGAAAACTTTACAATGACAGCTTTCCCCAACCTTTATTTTAAAGATCAATTTGGAGATTCAACAATTGCCACGATTCTTGGTGGCTCTTATGGCATTGGTTTGAATTTCATTGTCGATCCTGCTAACGGAAATGGCCTTGGCATTCGTTCTCTGAAAGTTACGGGTCAAAATCCCGATATTGTCAAAAATGTTTTCATGCATACTACGGCAACACCAGCTGCTGGTAACCCAAATCCTCTTGCTGGTTTCATCCTGATCCAATTCAACGAAAGCTATTTGGGATATGGTGGCGGATCGTTTGGATTTGTGTCTCCTCTTTCTGGCTCAAATATCTCGATTAGTGCCGGTGTAACGCAAGGCCAGGCTTATGCGATCACATCACTTGGTACTACGACTGCTGCCCAATGGCAAGCAATCGGTCTTCCCCTCGGTATCACCCCGGCGGTAGGAGCTGCCTTCATTGCTTCTGTGACCGGTGATGGTGTTGGAACTGGTACGGTTCAAGTCCCATCCGCTTCTGGAATCACGGGCATTGAAGTAGTTGGTGACCCAAACCAAACTTGTGATGTGGCGGCTGCAAATGCTGGTGCATGGCTTGTGATTCAATGTCTGTCTGGATCAACGCTCACGGCGCCAGCGACTGGCACTGTGATTGGACTTGTCACCAGCATGGCAGGCCCTGTTGGACAACCTGAGGTTTGATAACGAATGGGCAGATTCTTCACTCCTGGTCGCATTTCAGAAAATATTCGGGAAACTCCCGAAGGCTATTTGTTGTGCATGAATGTCCCGATTGCCAGGACGGGCAATATGGATTATGGAGAGGGGGAAACTCCTCTTGAAACAGAAGATGGGAAAGTCATCGTTACCAGGGACGCTGAAGAAGTCTTTAGGCCAGCGACCATTGCGTCATTTGAAGGTAAGCCAATCACCATCAAGCATCCGTTTAACTTCGTCAATCCTCAAAACTGGAGAGATCTTGCAAAAGGGACGCTCCAAAATGTCAGGAAAGGCAAAGAAACAGATGATGATGGTGAAACCCCTCTCATCGCAGATCTTCTTCTCACTGATGATTTCGCGATACAACTCGTTAGATCTGGTCTCAGAGAAGTATCTTGCGGCTATGAAGCTGAGTATGAGCAAACAGGTCCAGGCAAAGGAAAACAGGTACGAATCATTGGAAACCATCTCGCTCTTGTCGAGGAAGGACGGGCAGGATCGTCCTATGCAATCACTGATCATAAAGGAGATATTGACGTGACTTTTGATGAAATCATGAAGCAGCTGAAACTCCTCGGCAAGACGGTTGATGAAGCCGCTGCCAAGGCAAAAACCAAAGACGGTAATGGTTCTCCTCCTGTAGCGAGTGAGCGAAAAGAAGGATCAGTTGAAGCCAAAACTGTTGACAAAGAGATGTACGATGAGCTTGTTGAAGCCGTCAAGGATCTAGCTTCCAAAGTTGACGGCATGGGCAAATCCAAAGATGCCGATAATATGGAAGAAGATTTTAAAGATGCGAACGAGGAGAACGAAGCTGAGGGCGAAATTCTTCAACGAGTCAAGATGCTTGAAAAAGCGGTAGCGAAACTCCTTGGTGCCAATACCACTGGTGATGAAGACGAAGAGTCTGAAGAAATGGGCGATGAAGACGAAGAGTCTGCTGCTATGAGTGAGGATGAAGGCTGGGAAGAAGGCGAAGAAGGCGAGAAATCCCAGAAAAAAGAAAAAACTGGCGATGCCGCTCTTGTTGAAATCCTTGCTCCTGGTATGAACTTCAAACAAAAAAATGTTCAAGCGAAAGCTTTGAAAGCCGCTTGGGGAACGAAAGATGGCAAAGCTGCGATTCTTTCCTTGACTGGTGGTAAAAAACCTACTTTGGATTCTAAATCTGAAATCGCAACTCTTTTCAGAGGTGCAGCTCATCTCTTGAAGGCGAAGCGTGGCACGGGTCTTTCTGGAACGAAAGACGGAGCAGGCTATATCGAGAAGCTCCTCGAAGAACAAAATGGCAATCACATGAAAGGTGCCATTACGCCTGAAAAACTCAATGAACTCAATGCGGCTCACTGGGCCAAAATGTCAGGAGTAAAACAATGACTTCATACTTGTACAATCCCCCCGCTGGTGTTCCTGGCGATGTGACCAGGGCTGATGAGACCAATATTGAGCCTATTACGCTTGTTTCACCATATCCTGCCAATTTTGGCGAGGCTATGAAATATGCCCAAGGTGCCCAAGGTACCGGGGTTACTCCTATGGGAGCTGGTGATGTGGCTACTTCTTTTTGCGGCATCTTGGCCCGGGCAGTTCCTGGCATCAGCCAGAACAATGTAAATGAAATGGTTGATACGTTTGAGCCTAATCAAAATGAGCCAAACGGTCTTTGTGTTCGAGGTTACATCAACGTCACTGTAAATGCAGGAACCCCCCAACGTGGAGCGCCTGTCTATCTTGTGGTTACCGCATCGGCTGGTCATCCTGCTGGAGCTTTTGAAACTACTGCCAATGGTGGTAATAATATCGCGCTCACTGGTACTGAAGTGGGTAATGTAACGTGGGCAGCCGACGGGATGGACTCGTTTGGTAATGCTGAAGTCCGTATCGCTCAATAAGCGATAGAAAGGGAAATATGGGATTTTCTAAACGATTCAAAACCCAAGACTCAGCGTTAGCGTTCTACGTTAACCAACTTGAGAATCTTGACCGTAGATTATACATGCCACTCACCAGCGTGAGCTGGTCTCGAGACGTCAAGCTTCGCCCTGGGATTACGATGAGCGATGAGACAACGTCTTTCGTTCAATCGACTTTCGCTACTCCTGGTACGTTGTTTAACGGCAATGGCTCTACTGGTGGTGCGATGCCGTGGATCTCACCTGAGACGACCGATCTTCCAGGTGTTTCGATTGATGGACAGAAGTACACTAGCCCATTGAGACTTTTGGGCCGTGAGATCTCTTTCACGAGTGTGGAACTTGATCGCTCTCAACTTCTTGGACAGCCAATTGATGCTCAAAAGACTGATGCCATGAACATCGGTTACAACATGAATATCGATCAGATGTGCTATATCGGTGCACCTGATGTTCTCACCAATGGTGGCCCTACGCAGGGCCTCTTGAATTCCTCGCAAGTCACTTCTAGCACGGTGGCTGCTGGTATTTCTGGTTTCACTCAGTGGATTTACAAGACTGCTGATGAAATGTTGGCTGATGTTAACACTTTGCTAGTCAACACGTGGCTTGCTTCTGCGTATGCGATTACACCTAGCAAGCTTCTGTTGCCCCCTGCGAATTACTCTTATATCGCTTCTCAGAAAGTCTCAACTGCGGGTAATATTTCTATTCTCAAGTTCTTGCAAGAGAACTCGATTGCGCTCAAGGAGAATGGGAAGGAACTTGACATCCAGCCTGTCAAATGGCTAGGTGCTGGTCTTGGTGCCGGCGGTTCAAACCGCATGGTGGCCTATACCAATGATGAATCTAGGGTTCGTTTTCCCATGGTTCCAATTCGTAGAGAGACTGCTTACTACAAAGGTATTCGGTTCTTTGCGCCTTATATCTGGGCTTTTGGTGTCATGGAATTCGTCTATCCCGAAACTGTTCAATACGCTGATGGCATCTAACTCAAGGAGGGTTTAGTATTATGGCAAAAGTGATTTTCAGGACTTCGCACATGATTCTTGGAGCGGGAGAAGATGGCCAGCATAAGCTGTATAAAGCCAAACCTGAACCTCAAGAAGTTCCTGATGAATGTTTTGATAATTGGTTTATGAAATGCTTGTTGAAAAACGGAAATGTTATTCCAGCACTTGGATCAAATATCAAAATGCCTGAAGGCCCTTTTTGCCCCCCGTCTCCTCCAAAAAAGAAGGTGGTTCAACCACAAAAAAATGGCTGAGCGCGGCGCGGCTAGTGGTGACTCCTAACACCACTAGCCGCATAAAATAGGAGATCCTGTCATGCAAGTCACGTTCAAGAGCACACAAATCGTAGGGAATAAAAAATATAAAGCTGGAGCCCAAACAGTTTCTGATAATCTTGCCGCCAATCGAGCTTTTAAAAATCTTGTCAAATCTGGCATCGTTATTGTTCATGCCAAAGATGCCAATGCGCAACAAGTCCAAGCTCAAAAAGATGAGATGAATCGAAAAAAGTCTGAAATTGCAAGAAAAATGACGCTTGCCATGAAAGCAAAACAAGGATGAGTCCATTTCCTGGACCACAACATTATCCAGGCCCTTACCAGAATTATCTGGAGTATCCTGAGTTTTGTCCTGATCAGTTCAGGGAATGCTTTCCTGAATTCTCAGATATTGTGGCCTATCCTAATTCCATGATAGAGATGTGGGCTCGTGTCGCTGGAAAGCAAGTCAATCCAAGACGCTGGCGTGATGAAACGCTCTTGGGCATTCAACTTTATGTTGCTCATGAAATCACTTTGGCATCAGGAAATCTTCGTACTGGTGGTGTTGGTGGTGCTCCAGGAAGTCAATCAGGCCCAACTAATTCTAAAACCGTAGGCTCAGTGACTGCCTCGTATGATACCCAACAAACTGCTGAGAAAGATGCAGGCTGGTGGAATCTCACAACTTATGGCAAACAGTTCATACATCTTGCTAGAATTTTTGGTGCAGGAGTAAGTCAGGTATGAAGCCTACTCTCACAGTCACCAAAGATTTCACTAAAGAATTCAATGAAACA